GTTAGTAAATGTTTGTCCACCTGTTACTGACTCACTAGCGTTATTCCACTGTTGAATTCCGTATACAGATGCTGCTGTATCTAACCAATATGTGCCTGCGTCTGGAGCACTTACTGGTACTGTTGATGTCGGAGAAAGTTCGCCTAAATCTACATTTGCTCTTACAACCCAAGCTCTGTTGCTTACGCCTAAATATGAATATGCAGCCTGTAAGCCGTATTCGTTAAGTTCACTTCCGTGAACTGGATTATTACTTGCATCTGTTTGGAAAACAGGATCTCCAAATGTTTCAGCTAAGTCACGTTGTGATGTTAGCAAGTACGGCTTACCAGCATTTACTGCTAGTGTTCCGATTGCTGTGCCCGATGCTGAAGCATTTAGTTTATTTGCTTGCGATGCAACAAAAATTACTGGTACTGTACCTGGTTCAGCGGGTGTGTAGAAACTTTCATCTATTACGCTTACCTGTACACCTGGTGATGTCAATGCCATTTTTTATTCTCCTATTGGAACTGTGTTCTGTTTATTAATTGTATTTACCATTTTAAATAAAAAAGCCTGTGCAAACACCATATAAAAAGGTACCAAAAAGGTGAGCTAAATACAGTATGAGACCATTATGCAAATGCGGAGAGCGTCCTGCCGCAATAAATTACAAAAAAGGTAAGAAAACATACTATCGTAAGTTATGTGAAACTTGTTTGCGTAACGGTTTAGGACACGGTATACCTAAATGGAAACAACGTGGATACGAGAAAAAAGATGCTTGTGAGAAATGTAATTTTAAATCTAAACACCCTGAGCAGTTTAATGTATATCATATTGATGGGGATTTAGAAAATTGTCGCCCTGCTAACTTAAAAACTATATGTGCTAACTGCCAACGGGTTATTCAAAAAGATGGAGTTGTTTGGAAGCAGGGAGATCTTGTTCCTGATTTTTAATAAGAATAGTTCGCATTAAGATATCTACATTTAATTTTAATCTTTCTAAGTCACTATTATTATCAATTGTATAATTACACATCCATTGTTCGATGCTCATTGAACTAGGATCTTCTGTAGGCAAATGGTCACTTCTGTCTACCCAAATAGCATAGTCAAATATTTCTTCATTCTGCATTGCAAAAAATTCACGCTTGTTACGTAGTCCGCAATAGATATCATGTTTAGCAAATAAGTTTCGTCCTAGCTTTGCTAAGTCATCTTTACAGTAATTATGGATCATGTTGTACCATTCAGTACGATGGTTATGACGATCAACGTAACACTCATCTTCATTGGCATATCCGTATTGATCCTTTAGATCATTATAGATAAAAAGTTCTGAACAAAATTTACTTGATGATTGGAATGTATATCCGTATGCTTCTAACATCTCGCATACCGTATCCTTGCCATGACGACCATGACCTACTACTAATAACTTAGGTAACACACTAGCTCCTTATTTAAATATACTTTAAAGTATACACTACATAAACAAGTATGTCAACCTTAATCGTAGCCTAAATGAGCTACATTTTCCATTTCTTCTGTGAGTAGTTCTTGAACACGCTGTTCGTATGCAGCTTCGAAGCCATTTGCTCCGTACTCTGCTCTTTCTGTGTTATTCCAAAGTCTTCTAAAATAGGAGTCATATAAGTATTCGATAGTTGCGTCTGATTCGTTTCTATCAATTAGTTGGCCTTTAATTAACCAATTATATCGGTTAGCTTCTTTACGTACTTCTGGTGAACACATTATGGACCTCCTTGTTACTTTGTATTTACAAGGAACTAAAATCGTTAGCGTTAACTTCTAGGGGTTTTAACCTATTGTAAATCCGTAACCAACGCCGCCGCCGACTTGTTGAATTACTTCTTGATCTAATCTTTCCATTTCTTGCATTGCTTCATTTTTAAGATCATTACCATTGAGTGTTGACCCACCTTGTGGACCTGCAATAGTAGCAAACTTTGAACGTGCTTCGCCTAACATATACTTACAACTAGCAAGTGTGTAATCTTTGATCCACTGTTGTGCTAGATAGTCAGACATTAATTGTTCATCTGGACGATAGTTATATGCATATAGCATTATAGTTTCTACTGCTCGAGGACGTTGTAGTAATGTTAATTTTTTAGTTGTTGAATTCCATTTAAATTCAATGAAACTACCAAACATTCTACCTACTAGTTCTTGGTATTGGCTAAACATATCATATGTTGCTAGACCGCCCATATTTGAACTTGATAACAGGTATGCATTTGTATATGCTAAACTGAACGGATCAAACAAACTGCCGCCACCATTTTTTCCGTTTTCGTAGAGTTTGATACTAACAACATCATTTGCAGTTAACCCTGAATTAAACGTAATAGTTCTTGCATCATTGTCAATGCCATAGCTAGTCGTTGTTGTACCATTTATAGTTACTACAACTGTTGCTATAGCTGCAAGGTTATAGTTCACATCAAACACTTGTTGAGAAGCAGACGCTATTACTGTAGTTGAGTATATTGGTCCTCCGGATGCCGAAGTTCCAGGACGTGATCCAATACTTCTGCGAAACATTTTTCTAACCTCCATAACTTCACCTGGAAGAGTGTACTCGTTAACGTCTATAATAGTATCTAGAAACAAATACGATTCTTCAACTGCATTATCACTACGTTGTCTAAAGCGGCTTAATGCTTTATTCAATGCAGTTTCATAATGAATTGGGTCTAGTTCAACATCAATCATTCCGCCGCCGAGCATAGCGTTAACATAATCAAATACTTCTTGTTTTTTAGTGGCCATATACAAAGTTCTCCGTACAAGTATTTATCTCGCGATAAATATGTATATGCCAAGACTTAGTTTATATAAACCCGAACGCGGCGCTGATTTTGAATTTCTAGATAAACAGATTCTAGAGATGTTTACTATTGGCGGGACTGATATCCATGTATACAAATACATCGGTACAGATGACGGGACAACCGCGAAAGATCATACACAAATACAAGATATGCTATTTTTAGAAAATAGAGATCGTAAGTATGATAAAGACATTTACAGAATTAGAGGAATCTATAGTGTACAGGATAACGATTTTGACCTAAGTCAATTTGGTTTATTCTTAAGCAATGATACATTGTTTATGTCTGTACACATAAGAGGTACAGTTGAAACAATGGGAAGAAAGATTATGCCCGGCGATGTATTTGAACTTCCTCATTTAATAGATGAATATGCAGAAAACGATGCATCTGTAGCATTAAAAAGATTTTATGTTGTTGAAGACATTAATCGTTCAGCTGATGGGTTTTCACAAACTTGGTACCCACACTTATATCGTATAAAATTAAAACAAATATACGATGGACAAGAATACAAAGACATACTTGACTTACCTGCCGTTGAAGAAGATCCAGGCGGAGACAATCTTAGAGATATTTTATCTACATACGAAAAAGAAATGCAAATTGCACAAGCGGTAGTCAGTGAAGCAACTACTAACGTAGAAAAATCAGGGTATGACATTAGTCATTACTTTTCACTTGCTGTCGACGATGACGGTATTGTTGAGCTAACTGAAACTAAAGATTCTTCCGGCTTGTCTCAAATGGCGCCGCCAGATAGAGCAGGATATAGAGGATATATTATCGGCGATGCTATATCTCCTAATGGTGAAGCATTTGGGTTTGGCGTAGCATTTCCGGGTGATCCGCAAACTAATGACTATTTTTTAAGAACAGACTTTTTACCTAACCGATTATTTCAATATAAAAATAATAAATGGAACAAAGTTTATGATGTTAAACGTGCATTTGTTTATGGTGACGATAATACAAATACACAAAAAGGCGACTTTATTAATAACACTGGTACAAACAATATTGCAGGTGAACAAGTTACTGAGAGACAAAGTTTATCTAAAGCACTTAGACCAAAGGCGGATAACTAATGCAACATTTTTATGATGGACAAATAAGAAGGTACTTGACACAGATTATACGTCTGTTTGGACAATTTAGTTATAAAGATGGTCAAGGTAGATTAGTACAAGTACCAGTTATGTATGGTGATTTAACTAGGCAAGTTGGAAGCATTTTACGTGACAATAGCGAGAACAAAATACCTAGTGCGCCACGTATGGCTGTATACATTACTAATTTAGAAATGGATACTGCAAGATTAGCTGATAGTAGTTACGTAAACAAACTAAACGTACGAGAACGTGCATATGATAGTGCAGGACAAGAATATTTAAATCAAGCAGGAAAAAATTATACAGTTGAACGCTTAATGCCTACTCCGTATACTCTTACTGTTAATGTTGATATTTGGAGTACAAATACAGATCAAAAATTACAAATACTTGAACAAATTTTTATGTTGTTTAATCCTAGTTTAGAAATACAAACTACAGACAACTATATTGACTGGACTAGTCTAAGTGTGTTAAATATGGATAATATTAATTTTACTTCAAGATCAATCCCAACTGGTACTGAAAACGAGATCGACGTAGCTACTATAACATTAACTACACCAATCTTTATTAGTCCGCCGGCAAAAGTTAAGAAACTTGGTGTTATTACTAAAATCATTACAGCTATATTTGCAGACAACGGACTAGAAGTAAATATAGACGAAAACGCATATACACAAAGTTTAGTTGAACAAAAAATTAAAGAAAATGAAGAAACTGATAAAATTAACAACGGGCAAGCATTAACTAATGAAGATGCATTAGTTGTTACTACATATCAAGATTATGACATTGTGTTTATTGACGGAGTTGCTAAACTAATAAAGAACGGAGTTGTTGGATCAACTTCATGGACAGCCTGGATGATTGCACAGCCATTTATTTATGAAGCAGGGGTAACACAACTTAGATTACAACGAAGTACAGGATTAGAGATTGTCGGAACTGTTCAAATTAATACATTAGATGAAACAGAATTACAAATTGTTTCACTTGATGAAGATTCATTACCTTCAGATAGTGACATTGTTGGGCCTAACGGTACTAGAGGAAGTATAGAATATATAATCGATCCTACACGCTTTGATCCAAGACAAGTTCAAGATAGTTCAACAAATACTCGATTATTATTACTAGGTAGTATCGGCGATGCATCAAATGTCAACGGAGCAATTGCTTGGAAAAATGAAGATAATAGTAATTTTGTTGCAAGCGAAAATGATATTATCGAATGGGACGGATTAAGTTGGCACATAGTCTTTGATGCTAGTTCTGTATCTAACGAAACTTTTGTTACTAATCTTAATACACAAACTCAATACAAATGGACTGGCGAAAATTGGATATTGTCATACGAAGGCGAATATCCAAACGGCACTTGGAGAATGACATACTAGCATAATTATTAGTATGAGAGACATCGTTTGTAGTGGCGCATTAATTTATTCTTTAGAATCAAACAGATTTCTATTTTTGCATAGAGCAAATGGGAAACGTAATAACCTGTGGGGTCTTGCAGGTGGCGGTAATGAAGAGGGCGAAAGTCCTTTTGAAGGATTGCGTCGCGAAATTGAAGAAGAAATTGGCGTAATAGATATTAAGAAAACAATACCATTAGAAACTTTTATTTCTAATGACTCTAAGTTTCACTTCCATACATATCTGTGCGTTATTGAAAAAGATTTCCTACCAAAATTAAATAGCGAACATGACGGTTTTGCGTGGGTTAGTTTTGGAAAATGGCCAAAGCCCCTACATTCCGGATTAATGAACACTTTAAATAGAAAGAGTAATATTACAAAATTAAAAACAGTTATTGATGTAATAAAACTACTTGACTAACCTAACGGAGTATAGTATAATATAGATATGCAAGTATTAATCATTGGCGATATTATTATCGATAGATATATTCATGGAACTACTACTAGATTAAATCCTGAAGCACCTGTTCCTGTTGTAAATGTAACCAACGAATACGATTCGTACGGTGGTGCATCTTTAGTATTTAAAAACTTAGAATCACTTGGTGTACATGTAACACAACTTCATTACGATGATGAAAAATCAATAAAGACAAGAGTGCTAAGTGATAATCATTATATTACACGTATTGATCAAGATGTTATTGCAAACGGAGACGGTATTGCAGATGATATTGAAGAATTAGATTTGTCTGACTTTGAATATGTAATTTTAAGTGATTATAATAAAGGTGTGCTTGATGCTGCACCACGAATAATTAAACACTGTAATAAGCACAATTGTAAAGTTATTGTTGATCCAAAAAGACATGCAGATCATTATAAAGGTGCATGGTTAGTTAAACCTAATGCTAAAGAATTTATTGATCTTGGGTTTGATAAATGGGAAGGTAATATAATTATCACTAGCGGCGGTAATACATGTACTGCTGAATTTGAAAAAATTAGATATATCTCTACACCTAATAACGTTGAAGTATCAGATGTAACTGGTGCTGGAGATTGTTTTCTTGCCTCTTTTGTTTATGGATTAACAAACGGAATGAAGTTTCAAGAATGTCTTGATATTGCTGTTGTTGGTTCAACCGAAAGTGTAAAGCGGCATGGTACTTACGTTCTAACGCCTGAAGACATTAGAAAAAAGACAGTATTTACAAACGGGTGTTTTGACATACTACATACTGGGCACTTAACACTTCTTAAAGAAGCTAAAGCGCAAGGTGATTATTTGATTGTAGGATTAAATTCAGACGAGTCTATACAGAACTTAAAGGGTAACGATCGTCCTTATAATAATTTTGCTATACGTAGACAACAACTTGAATTAATTCCGTATGTAGATGAAATTATTGAATTTAGTGAAGAAACCCCTTATAATTTAATTAAAGATATAAAACCTAATTTAATTGTTAAAGGTGGCGACTATACAATAGAAGAAGTAGTAGGTCACGATTTAGCACCTGTCTATATTGTGCCTACAGTTAAAGGACATAGTACAACAGATATTTTAAAGGCAAGAGATGAAAATACTAATAACAGGTCATAAAGGATTTGTAGGACAGAATTTAACATTCTATTTACAAGATAATTTTGAGTTATCAGGATACGAATGGCAGGATGATTTTTTACCCGAAGTAGAAGGATTTGATTGGGTTATACACCTTGGAGCAATCTCTGCTACTACAGAAACAGATGTAGACAAAGTTATGTTACAAAACTATGAGTTTTCTAAATGGCTTTATCATCAATGTAATACTAAAGGTGTAAACTTTCAATATGCTAGTAGTGCCAGTGTATACGGTACTAATACAGACTTTAACGAAGACGCTCCTAAGCAACCACAGAGCCCATATGCATACAGTAAATATCTATTTGATAGATGGGTATGGCAACAGCAAAAACATAATATTGTAGTTCAAGGATTACGTTATTTTAATGTATTTGGACCGTTTGAAGATCATAAAAATGATATGATGAGTCCGGTGAGTAAGTTTACTACCCAAGCTACAGAAACTGGAACTATAACATTATTTGAAAATAGTGACAAATATAAAAGAGATTTTATATCTGTTAATGATATTTGTAAAATACATTTACAACTATTAAATAATAAAAAGTCAGGACTGTTTAATACAGGGACTGGCAAGGCAACAAGTTTTCAAACAGTAGCAGAAGCAATTGCTAAAAAATATAATGCAGAAATAAACTATATAGCAATGCCTAATAAATTAAAAGGACAATATCAAGAATACACTTGCGCTGATATAAAAAAATTAAGTACAGTAACAAGTGGA